GGTGATACCATCTGACTTCCACCCTGCATTACTCCATTAGCCATCTGAACAACAGAATTTAACTGAGCGATCTGCTGTTCCTTATTTCCGTGACCAAGCGCCACTGATACAGTCGCATCTAGTTCATCACGCCATGAGGACGGGCTAACGGGTATCCAGTTATTTCTGATCCTTACAGTACGCTCCATGTCCTGATTGATAACCAGCAACTGGTATATACGCTTCATCAAGTCCTTAACACCAGTCTCAGCGAACTGACGTGCAATCAGTTCAACCCTGGCAGCAGCAGCGGTCATCACGGCATTAACCGCCGTGGCCGTTGTATGGCTCGTCAGTGCGTCATCCGACATACCCTGCGAATACTTACTTACGCCAGCCCTGGACTCACGGATACCGTCAATGTATTCCAGCATCTGGAATATGTACGGCTCAAGTGCAGGGGTAGCCAGTGGGGTAACTGCATTGGGGGATTTTACACGGACTATACCGCCCGGACGCTGGGTTAGCAAATCATCTAAATTCGCTTGACCTTCAAGCACAGCATAGCGGCCAAAGTTTTGGTTATATGCGTTATCTAGGAGGTTTCTCATCAACGTGGATTTGATCTCCTGCAAAGGCATAACCAAGTCCGCAACAGACAGCCCATAGAATTTATGAGGCACCTTAATAGGCGTCATGGTTATGAACGGAACATGATCAACCGCTTCATTGTTAAGCACCTTATCACCAACTGTACATATCTGTCGCAACTCAGCAATCCCGTCACCATCCCAGTCGGTCTTAATGAAAGACTCGTACAGGTAGTATTCTGTTAGCGCATCCTCTGGAGCAACTTCCCCGTAGGGATATGCGGACATTGTGTTATCAAATGAATACCTTGCTGCCCTGGCCTCGTTCCATATTGGATTGTCAGCGTCAACCTTTCCACCGCTGATATCCTCTATATCCAGGTCTTCGTCTGGATACATTTCTCGTAGATCGCTCAAGGTAAGCCTAACCCTGTGGCATACAAACCTGGCATCTTCTATGCTCTTGGCTTCACGGTTAATCAGGAATTCCTCAGGCGGCACATTCTCTACCTTGATACGCCCAGTTTCCTTTGTGATTAACACACTGATGTCGTATATGGGTTCACCCATTTCATTGGTGCCCATCTCTTCCTGGTCTATGACATCTACGCCATCTTCCATCAGGACCGCTTCAACCTCTACGGATGTCAGGCCCTGATACTCTTCACGATCAGTGATCTCTTCCTCATCCCAGTATACCTTGACTGTGCCATTCTTTTGCAGAAGCGCATCAGTAAACCAACTGTAAAGAATGGACCATCCGTCATTGTCGTGAGTTAATACATAGTTTACATAATCCGTTGCCTGTTCAGCAACCTGAACATCCTCAGGCCCTCCAGGCTGGAACTGAACCAACTCGTCACCAGACGCAAATACGCGCATCAGGTTTGGCTTTATCCACTCAATAGAATCCTGAACTGTGCTGTCAACGAACTGTGACCGGCCTTTTACCTCATTACCGAATGGCTCACCGTAGTAATAGCGCATGGCCTTGTCGCGCTGCTCTTGGATTGTGTCATCAAATCCTAACGCATCTGTTACTTCTGCGTTAATCCTCGATAGCAGTTCTTCTTCAGTCTTAGGTCTTTCCATTATTTAGTTTCCATTATATAAACCCATATTCAGGGTAGTCTAAAAATTCCTTTTCATTCCACTTCCAATGCTCGGAAGTACCGGCAACTGCGTACCTGCGGCTCATGAACGCATACCTCATAGCACTCATGCTGTCGTCCCTTATTGGGACTATTTTCCCATCCTTCCTGTGATATTGCCTGTACTCTTGCAGGAGGTTGTCTAAGTGCGAGAAGATTTTGAACCTACCCTCTTCCATCCAGACGACCATTTCTTGGATACCTTCTTCCACAGAATTGGAGCCTTTTTTCTCACCAAGTCCAGCGGGATTAGTAAAATGCTCAAGCAGAAAATTGCACCCAAGATTACGGTACTGAGTAGCAAGACCAGGATTGCCCATGCTATCCCTGCGATTCCCATCATGCGGGTAAGCAATCGGGACAAAGTAGTCCCGCTTCTTGATCTCCTCAGCGTGTTCTGCTGGAGAGCGTTTATTAGCATTGTACGCGTCATAGACGTAGAACGTATCACCCTCTGGATCAAACGCGCCCCAGATAACCGCCGTATCGTGGTCCCATCCAAAATCAATCCCCGCTATTCTTTGCCAATGATCTTCAATCTGTATTGGCTCAATGATTAGTTTCTCTTCCGGTATCGGAAACACCAAGCCAGAACCGATCATAGGCTTTCCGTACTTCCGCATCTCACGCTCATGCGGACTGTAAGCCGCTAGAATCTGAGTCATGGTGTCATCATCCAGATGACCGCTGTTACCTCTTAGGGATTTTATCTTTGATCCCGCGTCATCCCATGTCGCGTTAGTCAGGCTCTGACCACGCTGGAGGTTGTTCATGAATGCGCTCACAGTTTCGGTCATACCCTTCTCAGGCGTGAACGTCATGTACACCATGCCCTTCCTATCGAGCGTCCTGGTCACAGACTGTGAGTACAGCGATCTGTCAGGTTCCTCATCCAGCCAGATACAATCAACAGAACGTCCCATCCATTTCTCAACCCCTGACTCATACGATTTGAAATGAATCGTTGAGTTCGTTCCTGAGACATGCTTAATGAGTGCCAATGCTTTAGCATTCGGCACACCAGGCTTTCTCTCAGCACTGATAATGAAGTCTCTCGGTATCGCCCCTGTTCCCCACGCATCAGGGTCCTCCGGGGGTCCTAACAACTCAGCCTGAACAATGTCCCTGGTTGACTCATTGGACACACCACCAGCCCATGCTGTGATACCTTTCTTGTACCTCCGTCCTGACCACCACTTTGGGTAGAGGCCCGTTAAATGGAAAGACATCTCCATGGCACCCGAATAGGACTTGCCTATTCTGTTAGCACACATTAACAGCCTCTGGTTATTACTTGCTCCTGTAGCGTGGAACTCTTGCTGGAATGGGTATGGATCGTACTGGTCTATTTTGTACGAATGGCGACGATCCTTTATTTTCTTTGCTAACTCTAGTGCCCGCTCCACGTGTACTGGGTCTAGCGTTTTTAGTATCTCCGCTACGTCTATCTCGGAGGTTTTTGTATCCGTCATATGCTAAATCTATCCATGGTTGTACGGTTCTGTCTTGAACATATTTCAATAGCCCTAACTGTTCTCCTACCATCTCTTTGCCAAACCTACCGACGTCAAAACCCCCGACGTTATAATCAGTCCCTCTTTCATCCCAGAGCATGTCAACACCTGGATTGACAACATCACGATAATACTTGTCGAGTTCACCAGACCAAAAATTACCGATATCATCCTTGTTAGCATCGGCTGCTCCAATGAGCCCCTTCTTTGCGGCCAATACTGGCAACTCTTTAAGTAGATGTATCCCCCACACTGGAAGCCTGCTTAACATGCTAATAACCTGCCTTCTCTAAGAGTGGGTGTAGAGCAGTTCCTGATTTTCCGCCGTATACTCTGGGCGAGTCGTACTGATTCCGCATATTCTTTACCCACTCGTAGTTCTTCTTTTGCTGTTTATTCACAATCTCATTCGCTATCTGGCCCAACATGCCGTATGCCCTGCCATAATCTTCATAACCCCCGGGGTTAACACCAACAACCGTGTCCCCGTCAAACTCATGGCCTTCGTAAAGGTATCTATTATTCCTGTTCCTGCTGGCAGCATCTATGAGGTTATGTTCCACGTACGCTCCAGAATCACCGCCTTCATGCCTTCCGCTATAGGTCATTAAGTCTGACAAACTTAGTTTCTTCCCTGGCGGGGTAATCCAACTGGTGCTGGACGCGTCTTTATTTACAACCTTGTCATCGAAGTCCATGCCAAGTTCCTGCTCAATTTCGGCTATTCTAGGATCACCCATCTCGTTCAGGTTGCTCAACGCTGCGAGCCCCCTGTGGCTCAACTCATGGGCTAGGGTTTCCCTGACATTGGCATCATTCCTTGGGTCTATACGTATCCCATCATCACGCAGGGAATAGTACCCAAACTTGCTGTCATCCCTGTTTGACAGAAGACCATCCTCAGTGGTTATTCCTCCAACCCATTCACCTGGCCTCTCTGAATACATCCCCATGTGGCCAGGAACAAAACCGTACCTTTCAGTAAACTCCTCACCATACGTACCCTGTAGCGCCTGATTTACCAGCCTCGCACGGTCAGCATCTCCGTCCTTGGCCTGGAATAAACCGCTCTGCAACCCCCCTCTCTCGCCTTCTGGTATTTCATAATAATCGCCAGCCACATCTTCGAGACCTTCAAGCCCACCAGGGAACATGATTGGATCATCCCATGACCCGCCGTACAAACCTAATTTTACCAACCCGGAGCGCGGGTCTGAGTAGCCTGACGGGGCATAACTCTTTGCAGATAAATCCCTGTCCTGTGTAACAGGCTTCGTCAAATAACCTGCATAGTACGGGTCTACTCTGGTTCCTTCAGGGTTAAGTGGGCCCATGTCGGCAGGTGCCCCAGCGTACGGCCAACCATTCCCAGACGCGGTCTCACCATAAAACCTATCAGACGAGTAGTGGTCAAACAGGTCTCCAACAAACTCTGTATCACCCATCTCCTGCGAACGCTGCCGCAGGTATTCCTCGGCGGCTTCGGTCATGGATTTTTTCTCAGCCATTACTGCACCAACCTCAGGCCATCTTTGCCTGACAACAGTTCCCCAAGTTCGGCTTCCATCTCTGCAGTCGTCTGTGAGTCCACATTGTGTACTTCAGTCTTGGTGTGCTCTATCGCCTTGTAGCCAGCACGGTCTAGGAGGTCTTGAACTGCGCTAAGTCTAATCTTGGGGTTTTCCTCGTTGATCGCAATGTCAACAGCCACGCGCATGAGTTCAGGTGCCATGGAGCCTAATTGCTCTTTAGTGGCTTCCATGATCTCTTTCTTGAGTGACCGCTTGAGTTCGCTGCCACGCACCTTTGGGGTGCTGTATCCAGCCTTCTTTGCAGCCTCAGTTCCATCACCAGTCAATACGAACTGATCTAGGAATATCTTTTGTTGGTCTGTGAGTTTCTTTTTTCTGCCCATATCATTTCTTCCTTCTGGCTCGTTGCTGATCTTGCCATATCAAGTGTTTAATTCTGTCAACAGATCGTGACATGTTGTTTACGAACATCTCTGGTACAAATGCGTGAACCACGCCAGCCATGCCGGCTCGGATCATCATGGATGAGATACCGATGGCATGACGAGCATGACTCCAATAACCACGTTTAACTTTTTGTAAGTGACTAAGCGCCATAATAGTAGGGAACTAAATCCTCCAAGTTAAAAAATCCAAGAGATAACGTGCATCGCTCCCACGACCATTACGGTTGTTACAATACATTCTAGCCAATTTACTTTATCCATGATCACCTCCTTTCGTTGGTATCGACAGCGGCTTTATTGCCACCTGAGAACATCTTATCAAAGGCGATGTTGATAAAGGCCATCACCCTGCCCCGGTCATTTATGGTTGCGCCCACCGTCTTGTTATCATCAATAGGTGCAGCCAGCATAACCTCATATGAGTCGTCTCGCACGTAGTTGAAACTAGCCGTAAATGGTAAGTTCATTTTCAATCCGTATGCGGCACTTAGAGTTACCAATGCCAACATAAACGCAGCCAGTTCGTCATCGTACCTATCTACGAACTTTTCTTTCGTCTCTCGCGCAAGGCTCTCGCAAATGGTATTGCCGCGTCCATTGCCAGTCCCGACGACCCCGTTGTATGAGCAAGCCACGTTTCCAAGATGTTTGGCTTCTGCACTGGTGGAGTCTTTATGGTACTCTGAGACGACGACAGGCTTTCCAATGCTGAGCGCATATTCAACCTCTGCCCTAAATTCCGCCTCCGTAAGCCCGAACCCTGTTTGGAGGTAGATGACGTCCGCCTGTTTGACATACGCCTCCTTTCCTTTTAGTCCCGGCGTCAGGTGTACTGCGATTGGTTTGTCGGTTTTGAGCCTCATGTTCTGGATGAGGACATTCACTTCTGGTGCTGAGGCATACTCATCGCACTCAAGGCAAACAACATAGTGAGACACCAAGTCATCTACGTTGTCTATGACATTATTGTAATACGCTATCTTTTCTTTGATCGGCAGTTTGTCTAAATCTGGCGAGTCATCAGAACGCATCCACATGATTGGGGTCAGTCCTTCATTATTAAGTCCCTGAAGTCTGGTCCTCCATGCAGGTGTCACGCCATCAATATGGCCTGTATATGGATCATCTGATCCCCAGCCTATGACATCAATGTGCGTATCGCCGTTTGCCAGTGCCGTCTGGCGTATCATCCCACGCCATTGGTCGCTTCTGTCTTCCGACAGATATCCTAATGTACTAAGGTGTGGCTTGCCTCTTACTAAAAAACTTGACCTAAAGTCTGATACCGCAACACCACCCGTTATTAGCAGGGGTATGAACAAAAGCCCCCAGTACCACCGTTTCATAATGATCTCCTACAGCATAGTCTCCAATGCTGAAATTTTTGCCTCTAGGGCTGTTATCTTTGCCTCTAATGCTTCTCTGGCTCCGGCCAACTTGCCGTCAACATACGCCATATTCGTAACATCGAAGTTGGCCCCCGGTGCGGCTGAGATACCCTTGATACTGTTAAATCCCCATATCTTTCCGTCACCCATAACCCTGAACAGGGCGAACTCTGAGTATGGTACTCCGTCTCTTGGTTCTTTTGGGGTACCGCTATCAAAGTCGTAACCCTTCTCAATGGCCTGCTCTCTGGTTACAGTCTCGTATACCCCGAATACAACTTCGTCAGTTCCAACATAATCTGAGTGAATCTTTATCGGACCCTGTATACCTCTGTCGCTTATGCTATCGACATAATACTTGTTGGCTGCGTCCTGATCAAGCGTCGGCTCTGCCATGCCTTTGATCTGACCGCCAGTCATCTCAAGGTCCCTGTCACCCATGAACCTGAAGTAAGTCGTATTGTAATTCTTCAGTTCGAGCATCGGCTCGCTGGATGAGACTTGGGTATTTATCTCAACCGCGTGGTCTATGGATTCGGTAGAATTGTCAACGTAGTTCTTCGTTGCACCATCTGATGCCTCTGTTGGTTCGCCGAGTTCAATTATCTTATTGCCATCAAGATTTAATTTGGCATTCTGAATTGTAACCGCTGCACCCCACTGGATTTTGTCCACTCCGCCATACGATAGATGGCCAGCCGTACCAGTGGCAGCATCAATGTTGCGCCAGTCATCTTCAAGCACCAACTTCTGGTGGTTGGTGTTCCAACTGTTGCCCCACTCAAAGGCTTCGTGCCCGTTGTATTTCAGAAACCCATTCTGCCCAAAACCAACGTCGATATCCCTGGGACCGCTGAGAGTCAGGGTACCAGTCATGGTGTCGCCAGACTTCTTGAGCCAGTTCTCTTTGATGAAGTCATCTTGGGCGTCTACGTATGTTATGTCTGCCTTGGATGAGATATCAACCTGTGGGTAGATTTGGCACTCAATGAGGTCAAGTATCGAAGGTGAGCCTCTGAATGATCTCACATTGACACCCATGGTGGTGTGGGAGGCCCCAACATTTACGCTGGTTATGCTATACGCGCCCTGTGTATCAATGCCAGCACCGCCTGTTACATCGGCAAACCATACCATATCACCAACCTTTAAAGAACTGAAGTCATGGGTGTTGCCGTTTACGTCCGTGGCACTGACCTCAATCTCAGTAACATCCGCCCAAGCAGGCGCATTGATCGACATATACGCATTGGTTGGATCGCCACCAGTGTTGCTGCCAAGGTAGTATTCCAGTTGGAATACACTGGCATTCTCAAGTTGCGCGATCTTGGATGTATTGGTTGCAACATTGGTAACCAATTCTTCGTCTATGCGGCCAGAGGGCACTTTGCCGTTAGCGTCAAGACCAGCGT